AAAAACATTGCAACAACTAGGAGCCGAACATAATGGCTGGCTTTCAAAACATTGTTGAAATTCAACAAAAAATGAATGTAAACAACAGACGCACTGTTGGTCAACAGGTTTCTCGATCAGGTCAAATTACAGTGGCCCAATATCTGACAACAGTGCCATGGGTGTTTACCATTACTCCACACAATTTTTTGTATTATCCACAAGTCAGAGATGTGATCCAAGCCATCGACAATTTGGATCGGCAGCTGCCAGATTACATTACTTTTCAATCAAATGATTTAAAATGGTTCACGGCCATGCGTGGAACGGCCACAGTGGCAAGTTTAAGTGGAACACCAACACCAAACAGTCAAACCATTAACATCACATCAAATGGTACATTGTTGGCTGGGGACTTCATTTCAATCAATGGATATGTTTACAAAGTGACTGCGGATTCAGCTGGGTCGGTGATCAATATCAATCGACCATTGATTGGATCACCAACATCAACTGCACCAGTATTGCTTGGCAATAATTGCAGCTTTTATGTATTGGCTGAACAATTGCCAACATATACATTGAATCCAATGACCAATGGCGCATGGGTAGAATGGTCTGGTCCTTTTGTTTTTAGAGAATACATTACAGGATAAAAATTATGTCAACTGCAATGGCTGCATTGAGTTCAAGTTCAATTCGATATGCTGAATTTGTAGAAATCATTATCACCACATTTGCTGGTGATTTTGTTGTTGGACAGTCTTACACAATTTTTGTTGTTGGAACAACAGACTTCACTGCTATTGGAGCATTATCAAATACAGTTGGAGTAACATTTACTGCAACAGGAAGTGGAACAGGCACTGGTAAAGCGCAACAAACATATACATTTTGCAATGCTGCATCAGCCATTACAGTAAATGGCATTACATTTGTTGGAGCTGGTAACTTTTTAGGTATCAGTGAAATTCAACAAGATATGAAAGCATCAAGTGTTGATATTAAAGTGTCATTGTCTGGATTGGACATCAATATTGTTGCATTGATATTGGAAGCCAATGTAAAAGGCAGTTCCATGAAAATTTGGCGTGGATTTCTTGATTCCAACAATCAAATTCAAACCATTGGCGGTGTGCAGCAGTTTTTCCAAAGATACCAAGGTATTGTGAACAATGTGGCCATCAATGAAACATTTGATGAAAAAAAACGTGAACGCACAGTTGTTTGTGTTGTTTCATGTGCATCGATGCGATTGGTACTAGATTCAAGAATTGCTGGCATTAAAACCAATCCATCAAATTGGAGATTTTTATATGCCAATGATACAAGCATGGATCGAGTGCCAGTGATTGCATCCACATATTTCAATTTTGGTCAAAATCCAATACCAGGCTCTGCCACTAAGGTCATTGGATCAACATCCAGCAATCCAGCTGCAATTGTGCATTTTGTCCAATGATCAGGCTTGCAAACAAATTTGATGTTCCAATTTTGATTGCATTGATTGAAGAATTTTCGAAAGAAACATTGATTCAAAAATACAAAGATCAAACACTTTGGGATAAAAAATATGTTGGAAATTTGCTTTACAACATTATTTTGGGTCGTGGTTTTATTGTGATGGATGAAGATTTAAAAGGCATGATGATTGCCATGATCACCCCCAATGTTTGGTGTCCTAAAACCAATGTTTTAAATGAATTGGCATGGTGGGTTTCACCAGAGGAAAGAAATGGATTGCTTGGGGGCAAATTGTGGCTAGAATTTAACAAACAGGCTCAAAAGCTATTGGATGAAAAGAGGGTCGATGTGGTGATGACATCATTGATGGCAACAAGCCCAGACATTGATTATTCAAAACGTGGATTTCAAAAACTGCATACAACATTTTTCAGAGAACAATTATGATTGAAGACGTAATTCTGGCGTGGGAAACATTTTCCACATGGTATGCTGGAGCTGGATTGGCCACACAAATGGCAGTCACGTTTGCAGTGTCAGTTGTGGCATCAAGAATCTTTGCTCCAAATGTTCCACAAGCCCAGCAAAATAACATTAGGCAACAAGTACCACCAGACCCAACGGCTGGCATTCCATTGGTTTATGGAGATGCATATACAGGCGGAAGATTTTGCGATGCGGTTTTGACGCAAGATCAAAAATCGATGTTTTATGTAATGGTCATTTCAAACATCAGTCCAAATGGCCAATTTATTTACAATTTGCCAGCTGCAGCAACTCCACCAACTGCATCACAGTTTTATTATTCAGATCAAACAATCACATTTGATACAACAGATCAAACCAAAGTAGTGAATTTGATAGATGGTGCTGGTAATGTTGATACATCAATTATGAATGATGATGGTTCAAGTAAACTTTATATTTACTTGTATACATCATCAGCAAGTGGTGTGATCACACCAGTCAATACAACATTGATGCCATCTGATGTGATGACATACGATCCATCAAATCCAAATACTTGTCCATCTGGCCAGCAATGGGCAACAACTAATAGGCAAATGAATGGCTTGGCGTTTGCAATTATCAGATTGAATTACAACAACAATTCACCAGGCACGACCTCATTGCAGCCAGTGACTTTCTATGTCAGCCATTATTTGAATTCCACTGGGTGTGCAAAACCTGGTGATGTTTGGTATGACTATTTGACCAATCCAATCTATGGTGGTGCAGTTGATCCATCATTTGTCAGCTCTGCATCAGCCACTGCATTGAATACATATTCTGATCAATTGATCAATTATATTGATTCAAATGGTAATCCACAAACAACACCTAGATACAGATTCAATGGTGTTTTGGATACTGGCCAAACAGTTTTATCAAATATTGATTTGATGATGACTTGCTGCGATTGTTGGCAAGCCTATCAAGCAGCCACTGGATATTGGGAAGTGGTAATCAATCAATCGATTACACCATCATTTGCATTTGATGATACAAATATTGTTGGATCAATTACAGTTGGCGAGTTGGACATTACTCAAATGATCAACCAAATTGAGGCCAAATTTAATGATTCAACCAATAGAGATCAAGCTGGTTATGTAAATTTACAAACACCAGCCAATTTGATATATCAAAATGAGCCAGTGAATAAATTCACAGTGTCTTATGATTTGGTCAACAATTCTGTGATGGCCCAATATTTGGCAAATCGAACATTGGAACAAAACAGGCTTGATTTGGTGGTTAATTTTTCCACCAATTACACTGGCATTCAAGTCAATGCTGGTGATGTAGTAACAGTGACCAATAGTTACTATGGATGGACAAATCAACAGTTCAGAGTGATGCAAGTCAAAGAAGCATCATTGCCAGATGGTTCTTTGGGAGCTGCATTGCAGCTGATTGCTTATGATTCAAATGTTTATGCAACTTCAGATATTACTCAATATCATCCAACTCCAAGAAGTGGATTAGCATCACCTAATTTCTTTTCAGCATTGACTGCACCGACTGTGACTGCACATTATGAGACTGCAAATATTCCATATTTCAATGTTCAAATTTTTATTCCAGTCACTGGGCGTGTGACCAATTCAACACTGTACTATACGACAGTGGCCACACCATCAGGATCGGATTGGAAAGTCTGGTCAAACGCACAAACGGCAAACAGTTTGCCAGCTCCAAACAACACATACTATACATTTGTGGACATTGTGCTGCCAGCTGCAACATATTATTTTGCATACACAGTTGGAAATGAAAAAACATCAACACCATTGAGTCCAATCAGTGCTGGATTTGCCTGGGCACCAGTCGGAATGTCAGGCGTGTCAGGGTATAGTGGAGCGTCAGGTTATAGTGGTTTTTCTGGCAGTTCAGGCACAGGAGCCACTGGCCCAAGGACTGCCATTGGTCAACTTTATTATGCAAATTCAAGTTCAACTGCACCAGCTACACCAACGGCCAGCGGATACAATTTTTCAACTGGAACATTTTCAAGTCTTACATCAGGCTGGTCAACTACATTTACTGCACCAACTGCAACATATACCACTCAATTTTGGGCAGCCACTTATTATGTGATTGAAACCACATATGGTGGTGCACAGACAGTGACCATCAGTACAGTTTACAACTGGACAAATTTCAATGGATTGGTTTCATTTACCAATTTGGCAACATCAACTGGTACCACATTTATCAATGGTGGAAATATTAACACTGGCACAATCACTGCCAGTGCATTAAATGTTACAAATTTAAGTGCGGTTTCAACAAATACTGGAAATTTAAATGTAACTGGAACATTTCAAGCAAATACTGCTGCATTAAGTGGAACTGGGATGACAGGTTCTGGAGGTGTTTTATACCCTACTGGATACTTTGCTTTTGGTAATTCATCATCAAACATTACCAATTCAGCATCAGGTGTGTTTATTAATGGATTTACCCAGAACACTGCAGCTTCAATTGCAGGCGGAAATATATCATCTCCAATTACTTTGCTTACTTTTTCTGTATCAGCAAACAATGCATCTTATCCTGCAATTATAAATACAACAGGATTTCTATCTGCGTCACTTGCTTCTGCTTCTTCAGCAGTGTCTTGTACGATTGATATGATTTTTTATTTGACAGGTTTTGGTGGCCCAGTTTATGAAACTGTTTTAGTTATACCAACATTCATTGAGTTAGGTACGGCTAAGTGTGGATGCCAAGTGGCTGTTCCTTTGGCTGGAGCAATTCCTGCAAATAGTTATACATACTCTGTTTCTGCAACTGCAACTTTTCACGATACTAGCTTTAATATAGTTGGATACGGAACGCCATTTTTTACTAGAGTTGAAACAACTTTTTTCCAACCTTTAATATGAAGTATTACACAATCTACAACCCCGTCACAGGAGAAATTGTTCGTTCTGGGCATTGTGACGATGATGGATTTCCATTTCAAACGGAACCTGGCTGTGAAACCATAGAAGGGGAAAGTAATTATCTTTCCAATTATGTTTTGAATAAACAAATTCAAACATACACACCTTCTCAAAAAACTTTGAAAAATCAGGTTCAACCGCCCTATATGGAATGGAGTAATACTTCATTTACCTATGTAGATACGAGAACCACAGACCAGCTACGGGCAGATCAAATTGTTGCCGTTGGAGCAAAAAGGGATAACTTATTATCCATTTCTGACTGGATAGTCGTTCGGGCTACCGACCAAGGGGTTCCAATCCCTACTGACTGGAAAACATACAGACAAGCCCTAAGAGATGTAACCACTCAATCAGGGTATCCATTTAATGTGGTTTGGCCAATTCCACCAACAACAAATTGATTGTAAAAAATCAATTATTGGTTAAAATATTCAAAACAAGACAAAACATTCGGGGCCAGTGAGTACATTGGCAGCGTCACTACCTAGTAAGGGAATGTAATGACAGTTTTCAACAAAAATTCATTGACCCAAGTATCTGGGTTTGACAATCCGATTTTGTCTGGCGAATTGGTCTGGGAGCAGAAAGCATTCTGGAATCTCTTTATGACCAACGATGCTGGTGTTTTGCCATTAACTGGTGCCACCATCGATGCCCAAATCATTCGCAGAGTTTTAACCAATGTGATTGACACCAGGAATGGTTTGACATTCACCATTGGCGATTACACTCCAACACCCACACCCATTACACTGACAGTCACAAACATCAATTACACAGGTGGCTCATTCACTTTGGTAATTGATGACAGTGCTTGGGGGCTGATGGCCACTGATCCAGGATTGGACATTGCAGACCCCAATGGCATTGGCTATTCAGGCCGAATTAAGATCAGTTTTCCAGCCAATGGATCGACCCCAGCTGAAGACATCATTGTCTTTTTATTCTTCATTGTGCGGTCTGATGGCATTGTGGTGGAGTAAACATGAATACAAAAGTCACAGTCATCAATGACAACAATGTCAATATTCAGGTCACACCACCACCCAATCAAATCATCAATGTAAACAAATCCAGTTTTGGGGTGTCTGGATTTAGTGGGTATTCGGGCTTTAGCGGTTATAGCGGGTCAGGTATTTCAGGCTATTCAGGCTCTGGGACGTCTGGCTGGTCAGGCTATTCAGGGGCGCAAGGGACGTCAGGTTTTAGCGGGACTTCGGGTTGGTCTGGCCAAGTAGGGACGTCAGGGACGTCAGGCTGGTCTGGTTTCAGCGGGGCGGTGGGGACGTCAGGGACGTCAGGTTGGTCTGGTTTCAGTGGGATCAGTGGCTATAGCGGGTCAGGAATTTCAGGGTACTCGGGATTTAGCGGGTACTCAGGCCAGCAAGGGACATCGATCAACATCAAAGGCACAGTGGCCACACCAGCCAATTTGCCAGCGACAGGCAACAATCCCAATGATGCATACATTGTTTCATCCAATGGCGATTTGTACGTTTGGAGTGGAACGACCTGGAACAATGTTGGACAAATAGTTGGCCCAGCTGGCCAATCGGGGACGTCAGGTTTTAGCGGTTATAGCGGGACGTCAGGTTGGTCAGGCTTTAGCGGTTCAGGTATATCAGGCTGGTCGGGATATAGTGGTTCAGGCGTGTCTGGCTGGTCAGGTTTTAGCGGGACGTCTGGTTGGTCTGGCCAAGTGGGGGCGTCAGGGGCGTCAGGTTGGTCTGGCATTTCGGGCTGGTCGGGGTTTAGTGGCTATAGCGGGTCAGGCGTGTCTGGCTGGTCGGGGTTTAGTGGCTATAGCGGGTCAGGCGTGTCTGGCTGGTCGGGTTTTAGTGGCTATAGCGGGTCAGGCGTGTCTGGTTGGTCAGGCTATTCGGGGGCGCAAGGGACATCAGGTTATAGTGGGATTTCGGGCTGGTCAGGGACGTCAGGCTATAGCGGGTCAGGCGTGTCTGGTTGGTCAGGCTATTCGGGGGCGTCAGGGGCGTCAGGTTTTAGCGGTTGGTCTGGCCAAGTAGGGGCGTCAGGGACGTCAGGTTTTAGCGGAATTTCAGGCTGGTCAGGTTTCAGTGGTGCGCAAGGGCCAACAACATATCCTGGCGCAGGGATAGCAGTATCTACTGGTTCTGCTTGGGGGTCATCTTATGGAACATCAGGAGCCAATTCTGTTGTTTTGAGAGATGCAAATCAAAACGTAACAGCAAATGATTTTTATGAAGGTTTTACAAACGTAGCTGCCGCAGGTACAACTACAACTTTGACTGCCAGTTCTACACCAAACTTTGTGGTGACTGGATCTGGTGGTCAGACGTACCAATTTCCTGATGCAACTACGTTGCCATCTGGTGCTATATACACGTTTAACAATAATCAATCCTCTGGAACGATTGTTGTAAAGAATAACTCTGGAACTACAATTGTTACTGTTCAGTCTGGCAGTTTTGTTGAAATTATTCTTTTAAGCAATTCAATTGCTGCAGGTTCATGGGATTACCATTACCAAGCACCTTCAAATGTTTCTTGGTCAACTAATACGCTTTCATGGGCTGGCACATATACAAACGGTACATGGTATGGACGTAATAATCCGCGTGTATCGGTTACGACATCTTCTGCTTCTGCTGTAACACCAGACATTAGCGCGTATGATGAATACGCATGGACGGCACAAGCTGCAACGCTGACGATCAACGCCCCCACAGGAACGCCAGTAGACGGCAATAAACTGATCTTTCGCATCTTGGACAATGGAACCCCACAAACGCTGTCTTGGAACGCCACATTTACCGTGATTGGCGTGACATTACCAACAACTACAACAGCAAGCAAAACAACGTATGTGGGCTGTATTTACAACGTCAATAACAGTCGTTGGGATGTGATTGCAGTAACAACACAGGTTTAAGGAGAACACATGAAAATCGACTTTTCATTTGATACGCAATACGGCACATTTGCCGATGCTATTTGGTATCCTGACGATCAACCTGCACCATCTGACGCTGACATTGAGGCCATGAAACAGCAACGGCTGACGAACTGGATTGCCGTTGTTACCGCTCCTCCTGTTGAAGCTCCACAGGAGTAAAGCATGGCTAGATATTGGGTAGGTGGTTCGGGAACTTGGGACGGCACGACCACAACTAACTGGTCTGCCAGTTCTGGTGGTGCGGGTGGTGCTTCTGCGCCTACGTCTGCTGACGATGTTATTTTTAACTCTGCATCTAATGCAACTGCCTACACAGTAACAATTTCTGGTGGCGCTACTGTATGCCGTTCTGTTACTGTTGCTGGCCCTGCATCGGGCAACGTCACGTTTTCTGGCACAACTGCATGGTCTGTCTACGGTAGTTTTACGCTACCAGCATCGGGCATTACTTGGTCATATAGTGGAACAATTACTTTTGCATCTACCAGCACAGGCAACACCATAACGACCAATGGTATTAGTTTAACTAGTACACCAATTGTTTTTAATGGTTCTGGTGGTGGTTGGACGCTTGGAAGTGCACTTACTAATACTACTGTTACATTTACCAACGGAACATTTAGCACAGGAAATTATAATTGTACGGGTACAGTATGGACAAACTCTGGAACTGGTACAACATCAGTTTCTTTGGGAAGTTCAACAATTACACTTGCTAATACAAATGGCTGGTCTTTTGGCACTACAACAGGCCTGACATTTAACGCTGGCACATCTACTATAAATTTATCAAACACAGGTATAACATTCGCATTTGGTGGGCTTACTTACAATAATGTAAATTTTAATTCAACAATAAATAATTCAAGTATTGGTATTACTGGGTCTAATACTTTTGCAAATCTAACAATTGCAACACCTGGAGGAACTGGAGTAAGGCCAGTAAACTTTTCAGCAAATCAAACAATAACTGGCACATTTACAGCAAACGGCGGTTCCTACACTAACCGAATGCTTATTCAGTCTAATACTTTAGGGACTGCATTCACTATTACTGCCGCAACTGTTTCGGTTTCGTACGCAGACTTTAGAGACATTACAGGCGCAGGTGCTGGCACATGGTCAGGCACATCGTTAGGCGACTGTGGTGGAAATTCCGGCATCACTTTTACTGGCGCAAAGACTGTTTATTGGAACTTGGCAGGTTCACAAAACTGGTCTGCAACAGGTTGGGCTACATCATCGGGTGGCACACCTGCCGCTGCGAATTTTCCGTTGGCTCAAGATACGGCAATTGTTGACCAAAACAGCGCAATTACTACGCTAACAATGGATTACGTTTGGAACGTAGGAACCGTAAATATGTCTGCACGAACAAGTGCAATGACTTTTACCTACACTTCGCTTGCTATTGTTTATGGTGATTGGTCAAACGGTACAGGGGTCACAATTGGTGGTTCAAGCCCTGTTCCATTTAACGGAAGAAACAAGACTCAAACAATTACCAGCAATGGTGTTCAAATGTTTGGCATTACCATCAATGCAATTGGTGGAACCGTAGCAATTAACGGTAATTTTACAACTTATGCAACAACTTTAACATCTACACTTACCTACGGAACACTAGACTTAACTAATGGTGGTGCTGGCAACTATACTTTTTCTACGGGTTTGTTTTCATCTAGCAATTCAAACACAAGAGCAATTACTTTTGGTTCTGGACAAATTACTTGTACGGGTTCTGGAACGGCTTTTACAACCGCAACAAAAACAAACTTAACAATTACGGTTGGCACAGGCACAATTAGCATGACAAGTGCATCAGCCAAAACTTTTGCTGGAGGCGGCGCAACTTTTCCAACATTAAATCAAGGCGGCTCTGGTGCTTTGACCATCCAAGGCGCAAATACATTCACCAACATCACTAATACGGTTCAACCTGCCACGATCACGTTTCCCGCAAGCACAACCAACACATTTACAAACTTTAGCTTGTCGGGCACTGCTGGCAACCTAATCACCATCAACAGTTCAACAAGCGGCACACGGGCAACGGTGTCCAAATCAAGTGGAACTGTTAGCGTCAACTATTTGTCGATTCAAGATTCTGCGGCTACTGGTGGCGCAAGCTGGTACGCAGGTGCAAATTCAACCAATGTAAGCAATAATACGGGCTGGATTTTTACCGCGCCCCCCACAGGTCAAAATTCAAATTTCTTTGCTTTTTTCTAAGGCATAAAGTCAACCACCACAATAAAACAAAATGACAATACAAAATAAAACATGGGAGCAAATGCTCTTGATCAATGAGCTGAATTTTGCCAAGCAGCACAATCCAGAATATTACAGATGGAAACTCACAAACAATTATGAACGTGCAGTTTTCCTGAAAGGCGATCCAGTTTATCCTCGAGAAGCAACACGATATATGTGGGCCAATCGAAATCTGCGTGGCAAAAAGATTTTGGAAATTGGCTGCAGCACTGGATTTGGCACTCAATTTCTACCCAATGACATTGAATATTTGGGATTGGATTATGACCCAATCATCATCGATGTGGCTCAAGATCAGCATTGGGGTGAAACCATAAAATTTTCATGCGCAGACATCAATGAAATTCAGCTGGCACAGTTTGACACCATTATTGCTTTTGAAGTGATCGAGCATTTGGACAATGGCTTGGACATTGTGGAAAAGCTAAAAAAGCATTGCAATCGATTGCTGATCACAGTGCCATGGAATGAGCCACCAGGATTTTGGGGCGAACACCACAAATTGCATGGCCTTAATGAAACCAATTTCTTTGATTTTGATGTGGAATACATCAGCGAGCATGGAGCCATCACATCAGAGCCAAGATCATTGACTGAACACAATCGATTCAATTTGATGATTCTGAGGTGGGATCGTGGATAAGGTTTTATGCAGCATTGGCACTCGAGGCCGATATGACACAACGCTGCCATTGTCTTTGGCTGCCATCATCAATCAGACCAAACGGCCAGACAAAGTGGTCATTTTTGATGACAATGAAAATCCAAGGGATGTCAGAAATGAGCTGATTTATAAAAATCTGTTTCAAATGATGGACATCAAAGGCATCGAATGGGAATGGAGGTTTGCTGCTAAAAAGGGCACGCACCACAACCACCAGGCGGCCAACACCATGGGATACAAATGGGTTTGGCGCATGGATGATGATGCCATTCCAGAGGCCAATGTGCTGCATGAATTGTTCAGCTGGACGTTGCATGATCCCAATTTGGGCGCAGTTGGTGGATCGATATTGACACCACCATTGCAGTTTGAGGAATCATTTCCAACGGCCACCATGGCCAACATCGATGCAGAGCCAAACATCCAATGGAAAT